GCGCCGCTACGAACCAGAACATCTGCCCTTCGGCGTAAGCGGTAATGGCCGGCGTCACCGCGAAAGCGTAGGCGTTTGCCGTGCCGGTATCCGCCGCAAAGGAATAGGCGCCGGACTGAATGGCCGCCTGCGTGGCGTTGCCAAGATTGGCGGCGTCCGTTCCCAGCACCAGCCACGCGGAATTCGCAGCATTGCGCATCCGGTAGGTGGCCGGCGTCGTGCTGGTATCAAGCCACGGCATGCCCGGATAGGTCGTGGTCGGCGCGGTATTGCCGGAGTTTTGCGAGGCCAGCGCCTGCAAAGCCGAACTGACCTCGTTCAGGACAGATTGGCCGTTGCCGTCGGCAATTATCAACGATGATTGAGACATGGAGTATCCCCATAAAAAAACCGCCCCGGAGGGCGGCTGTTGCCGAATACGAAATCAATAACCCTGGGCGATCCAGTTGATCGAGCGCGCCACGCCAACACCGCCGTTCATAATCTGCACGGTAAAGCCGGTCAGCGTCTGGTTGCTCAACACAACGGTATCGCCCGGCTGCGCGTTCAGAACGGTAATGTTCGGGCCAGGCACCAATGCATCATTTGAACCGCCGTGGAAGGCCGTCTTGTAGGCAATCGTCGTGCCGGCAGCATCCACCGCAACATCGGTGCCAGAATCCACCCGGTCGGGCATGTCCACCGTCCACTTGAAGCCGAGAACGGAGACCGCCGCCGTGGTATCAAAACTTTCCAGATACAGGCGGAAATTGAACTTGCGCCCGACATAGGTGCCCGGTACGAAGTCCTGCCAGCCGGCCCATGACACCCCGTCCTGCGAGATATTGACCTGCACGCGCACGTCCGACTTGCCGGCGAAGTTGCCGACCACCGAGGCCACCGAAGCGACATCCGGAATCTGGCTGAACTGGTTATACGGGCTGGTCGATTCGATCTGATAGATAACCGACAGGTTGCACGCCTGCGCCGTTCCCACATCGACAATTCGCCCGGCCGGGATGGTATAAGTCCCGGAAGCCGAGATGCCGCCGTAGTAGAGGAAGCTGCCGACCGCCGCCACGTCAGGAATCGAGCTGAAAAGCCCCGAACCGTCCAGCACCAGATCGCCATAGGAATCGACCGCTGCGCCACCGGACAGCGCGCCCGGCCAGCCGTCCGCAAACTCGTCATGGGTGACAAGGACGTTTTTCGTCAGCGCCGCGCCGGCAATCAGAATTTCCGACGGGCTGGCTGAATAGGCGGTGCCGTAATGCGCCGCGACCCAATACGTCCCATCGCCCAGCGGCGTAAAGCCGGTCGTCGGCGTACGGCCCAATACTTCCGCCGTGCCCCATGCCGCGCCTTTGCGCACTTCGTAATCAATCGGGCTGCGGAAGTCCGTCACCGCGTCCCATGCCAACTGCATGTTGACGCCCTGATAGACGGTGCGCAGGTTCTGCACGTTCGGCAATGGGCTATACAGCGACGATCCGGCGATCCTGTATTGCGTCGGGGACACGTCCGACAGCGCCTGCGCGCCACCGCCATAGACGTTGAAGCTCGCCAGCTTGACGTAGATCGTGCTGCCGATTTGCGATTCCTGAAACGCATATTTGGCAATGGCCTGATCGACGCGCAGGAACGGGCTGTTGACCGCATGGCTGGCAATCGCCGTGCCATACGCGCCGCGCCGCAGGTAGGTCAGGTTGTATTTGCTGGTCGCCGTCAGCGTGGCCGTTTCATACGCCACCAGTTCGCCATCGACGTAGCAGAGCGTCCGCAGGTTATCGGCATCATTCTGCGTGCCGGAGGCGAGCGTGCCGCCGCTCATGGTCAGGTCAACCGACAGCGTGTCGGTCGTATCCGGGTCGGAACCCGAAGGCAACACCGCTGACAGCACCCCCTGCCGGGCGGAACCGTGAATCGTGCCGACGCGCTGATAGGTGGTGTTGTCAAAACTAACCCACACATCGCAGCCGCCCCAATTTGACCCGGAACCGCTGGCGCCGATCCAGACTTCAAGACCTGCCGTGGTCAAGGCGTCCGGCGGTTCAAAGATCACCGGCACATTGGCATTGCCCGGTGCGATGTTGTAGTTCAGCGCGGTGCCCGATCCGGACTGCGACGGATACAACGCGGCGGTGGCCGTGCCGACGGGAAATTCTTCGGCCTTGAAATACAGCAGGCCGTCCTTGTCCTCCTGCACTTCAACGATCCGCACCGGCGTTTTGTTTAGCCCCAGATTGGCGTCCGTCAGGGTGACAATATCCATCGGCTCCAGCAGGCAATACTTCCAGCTCACGTAAAACTCATACGTGTTGCGGATATACAGCGCCCGCTGCAAAATCAGGTTCGCCACCAGTTGCGCGGTGTCCTGATTGCAGATGGAATGCAGTTGCACAGGCGACATTGGGCGCGGGCCGTACACTTCGATGTTGGCCAGATCCTGCGCTTCCGCCACCGCAACGTTGTAATCGTTGCTGCGGTCGGCGTATTCGACCTTGACCGAGTTGTAGCAGTCGGCCGGTGCCTTGCGCGTCACCACGACCGGATCATGGCCTTGCTCGTATTTAAAATCGTCGTCCGTCAGGTCATAGACCGGCGTGACGTTGGGCGTGAAAGTAACGCCATTGCCGGTCACTGTCTGATCGCCGTAGGGCGCGACTTTCAGCAAGCCTTCGGAAAAGTAGCAGGCGGAGTTGGTCGCCTGCATCAGTTCGTCAATGTGCTGGTTGGCCTGCGACTGACTCGTCCATGACGGCGACAGGAAAAGACCGTTGGCGATGCAGTAGTTGGACAACTGCGTCAGATCACCAATCTTTGCCGACGGAAAGCCGACGCCGTGGTTTGCATCGGTCAGGTAATCGTTCAGAATGTCGCGCGGATTGGCGTCGTCAATCGTCCCGGCGCTATACGGCAGCAGGCCGTAAATCTCATACGACAGGTTGGCAATCGACGCCGAGGAATCCAGTTGCAGCGAACCTGCCGCCGCGTAGGCGACGCCTTCATAGCCGATGGCCTGGTCAGGGTGATTGGTGGTGAGATAGCCCCACGCCGCCTGCGGATAGGCGCCGGTAAAGAGCGACAGGCCCAGTCTGGAGAGCGTCGGTTCTTTCGACTTGCCCGACCATACATCCCCGATCGTCCGGATCGGCCCTTCGCAGATGGCGAACATCACCGCTGCCTGATAGGTAAACGTGGTGTTGGTCATCGACCCGCCGCCGCCCTTGCCGCCGGACGACTGGTTAGAGTTGTGCGGAATGGCCTTGAAGTCGCTGTACCAGATCAGGTTGCCGGAGGAACGGTTGCGGCCGTAGATCAGCGACAGCACCCGGCCATAGGCCGAGGTCTGCATCTGCAACCCGAAAATCTGCGGATTGACCCGGCTGACAATATTCTTTGGACTGAACAAGCCGCCCATTTAATTCTCCCACGGGCTGAAAAACTTCACCGCCCGATTCGTATCTGCCAGTTCGCCTACATCGCCGCGCCCAAGGGTCACGCAGCCTTCGCGCCGGTAAGCGTGAATGATGGTCGGCCAGTCCACGACAATCGCGGCATGGCTGAAACACCGGCCGAAGCGCCACAGCGCGATATCGCCCCTGCCGGGCTGCGCCACTTCGCGCGCGTAGGACAGGATGCCCGACAGATACAGTTCCTCACTGCGGTGCAGCATGAAGTCGGCCGGGTAATACGGCACGGCGGGGGACACGATCACGCCCACCGCGCCATAGACCTGTACCAGCAACTGCAAACAGTCCACCCCGGCGCCCCTGACCGCCCCGGCATGGTGATAAGGCGTGCGCAGCCAGCGGTGCGCTTCCTCGATCACCGCCTGGCGTTGTTCGGCTTCGGTCATGTCGCGGTTTCCGGTGGCGGGATATACGGGAATCCCCGAAAGTGGATCACGTTGTTGAACTTGTTCTGGCAGGTCGCCTGCGTCTTGTCGCAGCCCGGATAGACGGTAAAGGTGTCGCCGGCGGCCGGTGCCTGCGGCAGGGGATAGATCAAATCCAGTTCCCCTGACGCATAATTTTTCACGCCCCGGATCAGGCCGTTGTTCGCCCCCGATGTGAATTGCAGGTAGCCCTGGCTGAAGTAACCCGCCGCCTGCGCCAGCCCGCAAAGTATCTTGCCGGCGGTCGAACCTGCATTCACCGAACCGCTGACGCCCCATGCCGATTTGCTCAGCGCGCAGCCGGCATCGAACAGGGCGTGCATGCAGCCGTACTGGTAGATGTTCTTCGGCATCTGGATATTCAGCAGTTCAAAGTCGGCATTCACCGTCATCTGCATCTGCGTGCGGCCGCCGGTGATCACCGCCACCCGGCCGGAAAAGACGATGTAGCCGCCAACCGGTGTGGGCGGCGTTTCCATGAACACCCGCTCCACCCTCACGTCAGCGCCGTCCAGCGCCCCCTGCGCCATCATCTGCAAGAACGGCACGCCACCGGCCGTCACACTCGGCACCGCCAGCACGTCCACGTCCATCGAATCGACCTGCGTGCCGGCCGCCACCTTGACGGATGACCGCGTAAAGCGCGGGCCGGAGCAACTGAACACATGGCCGTTGTAGGTAATGTCGTAATCGTATTCGGCGTAACGGTAGGCGGTGCCGTCCTGCAAGGTGAAGGTGAACAGGTCGGCCATGTAGAATTCGGTCGCGCCACCGTTCAGGTAGTTGAGCAGCGCTTGCGTAGCCGATTTCATATTTTCGTCCCCAGCGAGCCGTAGAGTTCTACCTTCTTGGCTTCCCACAAATTGCTCATGAACTGGTTAAAGCCGATGGTGTCGGCGTTGAAGCGGCACCGGTAGTAATACTGCCCGTCCCATGTCAGGGCATGCCCGGATGCCGGCGGCGTCGTGAAGGTAATCAGGCCGGTTGCGCCGACCGTATAATTGCCGGCCGCCACCACAACGCCGTTGTCATAGATGACCGGGCTGCCGTTCAGATTGGCGACCGGCTCGGTAAATTCGCCGATGCCGGCAATGCCGTAGGTGCGCACCAGTTGGAAGGCGTTGGTCGTGCCGTCGCCGGTGCCGAACTGCATGCCTGTCACATGGCTGTCGGACGGCTCGGTAAACAGGAAACTGTCAAACGATCCCTGCCGCGCCATGAAAAAGCCCATCAACTGTTTCAGCTCGTCCTGCGGTGAGGCAGGGCTTTGCGTAGTTGGATCGTCGCGCAGCACCGCGTAGGTCAGGCCGATGGTATAGAGCGGGTTAGCCATCATGGCGGCGCGCCACTCCTTGCCGGACACGCCGGGCATGATGACCGTACTGAACTTCGGCGTTTTGACCACGTTGAACTGCAACCCGGGCAGCGTCGGATAAACGGCGTTGCTCATTTGATGCCCCCGGTATTGAAGTTGCGATTCTGCTTGCGCAGCGAATTGATCAGCGCCGGCCCGTGCTGGTCAAAGAAGCGCTGCACGTCGCGCGAATCCATCGCCTGCATC